CCCAGGACGACGCGACGATCACCGCCGCGACTGTCTCGCTCTCGCACTTCAAGATTTCCAGCCGCTTCACCCCTTCTAACCTGAAGGACTACGGCGCAGACTTCTTCGTGAATAATTTCGTGGCAACGGCAAGCATCGGTCTCGCCCAGAAGGTCATGGATGTCATCAACGCTCAGGTCACGAACGCCAACTACAGCGTCTCCTCGACCTCTGGTGCCGACCTCTCCTACGCTGAACTCGTGGCCGTCCAGAAGACCCTCGACGACGCCAAGGCCCCGAGCCCTCGCTACGCCGTGCTGAACAGCACCTACGTCTCTGACCTCCGCAAGGACACCACGATCGTTGGCAACAACGTCCTCGGCGCGAACATCATCCGCGACGGCGACCTCGGTGTCATCGCCGGTGCCCGCATCTACCAGTTCGCGAACCTCGCTACCAACTCCGAGAATCTCGCTGGTTGGGTTGCTGGTCCTGACGCTATCGCCTTCGCCTCCGCCCTGCCTGACTCCGAAGGCATCCCCGGCTTCGAAGTCTCGAACGCTGTCGACGCCGGCACGGGTCTCGGTGTGCAGGTGCTCGTCGGCATGGAGCAGTCTGGCTTCCTGAACGTCACGGCCACCCTGATGTTCGGCGCCGCTGTCGGTCGCGCCACCTCCCTCGTCCGCCTCAAGACCGCCTAATAGCGGCCAAGGCTACGAACTTAAGGGGCTCAGAAATGGGCCCCTTTTTTGTGCCTAGTTCCCAAACGGGGCATTGATAGGATGAGCCTCTACGCTGACTTTCTCGCTGACGCCAAAGAGATGATCGCGGACTTCGGCGTGGCCGGGTCGGCCAACTCTGGGGCCATCACCTTCTCCTGCCTTATCTCCGACCCCGCCGTCATGACCGTCCTCGAAGCAGGGGGGTACATGGAGCGGACCCAGTACTCGGTCAGGCTCCCCGCTGTAACGGCCTCCTGGAGCCTCCCAGACGGCACTACGGGGTCATCGGCGGCCCTACTGTCGGCAGGTGTCCCCATCGCCAGCCTAGGCCAAGGCAAGAAAATCGTGGCAGGCGGGAAGACCGTCCGCATCACGACCCAGACCTACAAGCCCGGGTCGGCATGGATCACGCTCGTCGTCATCGACGATAACCAGTAAACCAACGTGGTCGAAATCCGCGTCACCCCCAAGTCTCAGGCCGAGTTCATCACGGCCTGTCGCAAGTTTGCGGCGCTCACCGGGCAAACCATGCGGGACGCCTGCCTTGAACAAGCCGCCCTTGCCTGCCAAGACGCGGCAACCTTCACCCCTCCTATGCCAAAGGGTGGAGGCCGTGGCCTCTCCAAAGCCGCTCAGACCGCTGGCGACGAAGCCATTGCCGGCGACATGAAGAAGATGTTTGTCGCGGCGAACGACCGCAGCTCAACGTCCGCCTCGCCCCTGCTGACCAATCAACTGGCCTACGCCACCAAGACCAATGACATCGGTCTGTTTAACAAGATTATCGGCAAGGGCACACTCGAAGCGCTGAAGGGCCTGTCGCCGATTATGCGGAAGATTGCCAATGACCGCGACTATGACCGGGCTTTCTCGAAGGCTAAGAACTACTTTAACACGACTAACCCTGTAATGTCCGAGTACGGCCAAGGCTTCGTCCAGGACGTTCGCTCAATCCACAACCGCATTAAGGGCAAGTTTGGTGGCCGCATCGGCAAGGGCGTCCGACCGACAAAGGTCAATACATCAAGGACCGTGAGCGCATGGTCGGCATGATTAAGTCGGGCTGGGCTTCCGCGCTGCGCACCCTGCCTAAGCCTGTCATCAACGGCATCCCTAAAGACTTCGGAGTCGACCTGCTCAAGGTGGCATGGATTAACCGGCACAACCAGATCCGTGGAACGAACAGCCTCCTCGCCAATGAGAAGGTCGTCGAGCTCAGTATCACAAACAGCCAGGGCAACGTGAACAACATCGCCGTTGACGCGCGGGTCTTGCCTTTGGTCTACGGAAACCGTATTAAGCAGATGCGTAAACGCTTTAAAGAACACTTCGACAAAGCCGTTCAAATCTCCAACCGCTAACCTTTATGGGCACCAAATCCATCCGTCACATCGTCGAGGCCACCGTCGCGACTTACCTCTCGACCCAGACCGGGCTGACCACCGTCACGTTCCTGACCGGGGACAGCGCCGCCACCCAGACCTTACCCAAGGCCGTGGTGCTCTGCGAAGCCGCCCGGGCACCGTCCGACCTCCCCGAAGGCGAAGGCAACTTCTCCTGCTCGGTCCGCATCACCCTTTTCTCGAACGCCGACGATACGACCCTCGCCGATCACCGCCTCCGCTGTGCCGCCCTGTCCGGCAATATGCGTGACCTAGTCTCCATCAAGGCGGCCTTTACGGCTGGCGCTGACGCGTCCTGTTATGACGTTACCATGCAGTCCGAAGACGAGGGCATCGACGAGCGTTCCTGGGCGACCTCGTTCACCTTCGACATCCTGACCGTCTTCCCTGCGTAAGGTTACCAAACCGAGCATATTCAAATGGCCGCTATCTCTAACGGAACGACCTGCCTCTACGGTGTTGCGGGCGCTGTCACCAACCTCTTCGTTCAGAGCTACTCGCTCTCCTCCTCGTTCAACGCCGAGGCCACGGTGGTCGACGAGACTGGCCTGACCAAGACCCACCGCCTCGACGATCGTAAGTCCGAGATTACCATCGAAGGCATCTGCAAGACCTCGACGATGCCGGTCCTAGGCGTGGCTCTCAGCTTCACGCTTAACGCTTCCACCGCTTACCCGGCTGGTTCGGCTTCCGTTTCCTTTGTCGGCACGGTCACCAAGATTGACGAGAAGGGCTCTAACAAGGGCTTCACCGCGGTCACCGTGACGGCCATCGATTACGAAGGCATCACGCCTGCCTAATTGACTTAGCCCCAAGTGGGCTACACTAGGCGGCATGGACAAACGGTTCCTCGCGGCCTTTATCGACCCCGCTCCCTTTCGGCTGCTGGGTCGTTCCATGTACCCTTGGTGCCTCAAGTACCGGGTGCGACTGATGGCCTTCGACTCCCCGCTGGTGACCGGCTCTCGCGGCGTAACGCCTGCCGACCTTATCTTCGCATGCCAAGTGTGCGCCGAGGAACCCCTGGGCGAACTAGGCTGGCGCGATCAGCTGCGGATGATGCACCTGTCCCGCAACCCTGCCAAGTTTGAGCGCCTGCTCGAAGCCTTCTCGGGCTACATCCTCGTGCAAGACTGGCCTAAGTTCTGGGAGCAGACCAAGAAGAGCAGCGGAGGAAGCAAGGGCGTCCCTTGGCCTTTGTCCATTGTCGCCAACCTTATCACCAACGGCATCGACGAGAAGCGGGCGTGGGAGATGCCGGAGTGTCAGGCCATCTGGCTTAACTCCGCCCTGGCTATCTCCAAGGGTGCGGACGTGGCAATCATGTCGCCCGAGGAGGAAGCCTTCATGGCCGAGGAGGAAGCCAAGGAGGCCGCTTCCAATCCTGCAAAGGAAACCCCCTGACATGGCCCAAGACCTGACAGTCAATATCAAGACCACCTCCGACGTCCCGCAGGCGATGGACCGGGCGAAGTCTGCCACGGTCGGCTTCGGCAAGCAGGTAGAGGACATCCAGAAGAAGTTCAGCATGGCCTTCAAGGACGTGTTTCTTTCGTTCCTAGGCCCTCTGGCTTTGCTTGGTGTCGCCATGAATTACATCGGCAAACTGATTGACGACAATCGCAAGAAGCACGAGGACGCTAATCAGGCCGCCATCGCCGGCACGAACGAGCTCATGTCCGCCGAGGACAAATACTATGCCAACAAAAGGAACAATGAAAAGAAGGCTAAGGAAACTGTCGAGGAAGCCAAGACCACCCGAGAAGACGTTACCAAGAGTTTCTTAACAACCGATCCGCGTGGCCGCACAATGCTCTTTGAGTTTGCCGATGAGCAGCGAAAACTTGGCACCAATAAGATTGGCCCTGGCTATGCCTCTGAAGATAAGGCAATGCAAGACAGGGTGCAGAGGATACTTGCTGAAGACGCCAAGAAAAACCCGCTTCCAGTAGACAAAAAGGAAGCCACCAACTTCAAAGGCCCCGAGGGCTTCTCCAACGTCGTCGGCGTAGGCGCTAACCCGGTCATGGAGGCCATGGCCGAGCAGACCGAACTTGCCCGCCAGCAACTTGCCGAGCTCCAGAAGCTTAACGCCAAGGGCAACGACACCCAAACCGACTTCACTAAAGACTCTAAATAACCATGGCACGCATCGACCAGGGCAACGCCCTATCCACCGCAATGCTCCAGCCCGGAGCAAAGTTCCAATCTGACGGCTACGGCCTTGTGACTGCCACGCTTGTCTACAAGGAAGACCAGACAGGCTCCAGCGCCTTTCTTGCGCGAGGTCAGGCTTGCCCAATTGCTGCATTTAGTTTCTGCAAAGTCCATAAAGCCAACACCAGCCTTGATGCCCTTGGTCTTGCAACCTACACCGTCGACTACGTCGGCATCGGTTCGGGTGGCATTAGTAGCTCACTGACACCCGAACTTCTTTGAATTGGCGTCTGGCTTCAGTGGAACCGCAATCGCTGGGGTCGGCACTGGCACCCTTGCGACTCCTGCCTACACGGCTAAGACTGACGTGACTCCTACTGAGTACGAGGGCAACAATGGATCACGCTTCGCGGCTGTAACAGGCAACAGGTTTCTCGGCTTTAAAGTAGCTGCCAATAAGACCCTCTACGGAAAGACAAACTACCTCGCACCGCAGACCTCCTTTGCCGGACACTTCTACACGACCACGGATGGCAACGTCACGGGGATGCTTGCGCGCGTCGGCAAGACGAGCGGCACTAATCAATTTAACAGCATCCCCCTGCTTCCTTCTTACGCTGGCACGACCTTTACGGTGGGCGGCCTCAATCAGTTGCTGCTCTCTCAGGTCAGCGTCGAGGATTACGGAAGCCTTTACAAGGTAACCTACGAGGTTCGCTTCAACCGTGACGGCTACAACGCTTCAGTCTACGCCCCTGCCTAATGAAGATTCAGCCAGGAGTCGGGTACACTTTTGAATCGTCCTCCAAGGGGTTCACCTTGGACACGTCGGAGCAATTCCCAGATAACTCGCAGCCCTACCGGCATCCGTTTCAGATCATTAACGCCCGCATCAACGCAGGCGGCAATGTCATCTATCAGGTGCAGTCTGGCACGATCAACAACATCGTCCCGCTGCTCGATGATTACCTTTCTGGGACAGAGGTTTTACTAAACCGAGTAACCTCTGGCGTGGCCGACCCACCCACCGCCGAACTGACTTCCGCGAATTACGATGCGACCACCCTGACTTCTTACATCGCTTTGCGGTCTGGACCTGACGCCACGACCAACGACTTTCCGTCCTCAGATGTGACCAGCGCTCGTTACCCCGTTGTGATCGGTGGCAATGACCCAGCGGTTGCCGATACTGATACCGCAGGCTACATCTTCCTAGGCACGATCACCGTCGACAACGTCACAACCCCGACGACCTTCACGGTCAGCCAGAATGTCACTGGCTCGCTCTGGGCCGACCGCCTAAAGCTCGGCACGACCACGGCTGTCTACTATTACGCCCGCATCTGATGGGCTACATCATCGGCGAGACAACTTACCCTGCTACTTGGCGGGCAATTCGTTCGGTAGTTGCAAACGTTGATGTGACACCGAGTTATCCGACATTTGGAGACCATAACGCATCTTACCCAGCTGGTGCGGCATGGCTTAAAACTTCAGCAGGCAACGGCCTGTTGAGGAATCAACACACTTTGGGCGGTCAGGAAATTAGGTTTACTCAGAATACCCCGCCTGCCAACGACTCACTGCGGCTTGAATACTTCTATGACCCCTACCCGGTCGACCTGCTAGGCAGGACCGTCACGACTAGCACTAGCTCGTTTACAATCATTGCAGGGCACTTCACTGGGGGCGGCGCCGCTGGAACGGGTGGCACAACGCCCGTCCTCACCGTGGACTGGTTGGAGAACATATCCTAACCCCCCTCCCCCCTTCCAACTCCCGCAACGATAAGACCCGATGAGCTGCAACACCGTCACCTTTAAGCGCGGCACGAACTTCGGTTCCTCGACCGTCTTTACCCCGGAGGCACCTCCGGCTATTCAAAGCCTGTCTGGCGTGACCGTCACCTCGACCATCGTCGACGCGGATCGCAACGAGTACGAGCTGACGGTTGTCGTAGCCGGCAACTTCCTGTCGTTCACCGCTGACTACGTTGGCGACACGGGCGACTGGGCCATCGGCACGGCCCGCTGGGACATCAAGTT